CCGTCGATTCTCAGGAAGCGCGTTACGAAAATGCCGCTTCAATCATCAATGATTATTTCGACATGCAGTCGGAAGGGTATCAGGCGATTATGGCTGAGGCTCAAGCGAGTATGGTTGCAGAAGGAGAAGTCGGTGTAGCGGCCGCGGCTCTCGTGGCGGCGGAAATAGAACTCATTCTGGCAAAGCTTGCATCGAGTCGTACAAGATTACTCGCATCTATCGGATCAACTGATTACGGAACAGGCACCAAACCTAAAGGTGGCAGTGGCGGCGGTAAGTCTGTCGCGGAGCGCATGAAAGCGATGTTCGAAACCGCTAATCGTGAAGCCGAAGTTCTGAAAGAACGATTCTTCGATCCGTTTGCTTACGAACTGCCGAAGTCCATCGAAGCTGCGCGTAACAAGATCGCCAAACTCGCAGACAAGTCGGGCGGCAAGTGGACGCAGGATATGAAGGATCTGTTTGATCTTATGTCCTCTAACATCATGAGCAAGGAAATGCTCAAGATGGCTGACGCCACGCGCGACATCAATCGCGGTCTGATGGGTGAACGCGGGCGACGCAATGATATCTACAAGGAAGAAGTAAGCCGTCTGCGCACGATGAAAGCCAAGCTTATCGAGATGGGTATCTGGCGCGTCGAGTGGGAGAAATACATTCAGGATCAGCTGCTGGCGCTTCAGCAACAGCATGCGACCGCAAGTCCGATGGGCGAATTTCTCGGCGAGTGGAAGAGTGTCTACGATGACATCGAACAAGCTGGCACAGACGCTATCAAGTCTCTGAGCCAGGGCATGGCTGACATGGTTACGGAAGGCAAGGCTGACTTCGAAGATCTGGCACGATCTGCCGTCAACTCGCTTCTGCAAATCGGCTTCAATGCAGCACTTTCCGGGGTTGGTAGTTTGATACAGTCAGGCATTACTGGAGCATTCCCAGGTCTTGGCTCTGGCACACCATTGTTCAACATTGGTGGCGGTGCAAGCTCGGGCTCGGCCAGCATCATCACAGCCGGTCCTACCGGTCAAAGTGCGCCAAGTATTCTCGCAGATCGTGCGGGATCGGCTCAGAACGTAGCAGGCGTTGCAGGTGGATCAGGAAGTAACCAGCAGGCGAAAGTGAATATCATCAACAACTCCGGCACACAGCTTGAGTCTGAAACAACCAATGCCCGCTTCAGCCCGGACGGATTGGTTCTTGACGTGGTTTTGAAAGAGATTAACCGACCCGGTCCTTTCCGTGACAGCATGAAGCGAGCGATGAAATGAGCGTAGCAGCCCCAACAGTTCTGAACGACAAGCACGACAGTGCAAAGTTCAGTGAAGCCCCACGCGAAGATCCAGTTGTTGACTTTGAAAGTGAAGGGGGCTGGGTACTCTCTCGCCCAAGGCACACAAGACGTCCACCGACAGTTTATTCGCTTGGCTTCACTGACATCTCCAATGCGGAGAAGATCGTTCTGGAAGAGCTTTATCACAGCACACGCGGCGGGTCGGATTCAATCACCGGCTGGGTGCATCCCGTGACCGCTATCAGCCACACCGTGCGCTTCAAGAAGGGCTCGATGCCGAAATACACCTATCGCGGTCATGGCGGAAATCATCGCTGGGACGCAACTCTTGTACTTGAGGAACTTTAATGCCCAAACATCTTTCACTTGGAACCGTTATTGAGAAGAACCGGATTGCGTCGGCTGATACATTCATCCTTCTGGCTGAGATCGAAGTCTCCGACGAGATTACCGGAGCGTATGTGGAAACAATCTACCTGGTGAATAATAACGAAGACGTCACCCATCAGTCGAACGTCTACACCGCAACCGGTTTTGTGTTCGATTCACATGAGACTGCAGACGGCATCCCGGATGTAAGTGTTTACTTCCAAGACCCAACGCAAAGCGTGATGGCTAAATGCGAACAGTATTCAGGCGGCGTTGGCTGGAAGGTGATCTTCAAGCTGGTGAACTCGGGTGATATTGAAGCAGATCCAGAAATCGTTGAAATGGTCTATGTGATCGCAGCGAAGGCCAGCAATTACAGCGTCGAGTTTCAACTTGGCGCGCGTAACCCGCTGTCACAACGCTTCCCACGCGGCACTCAGTGGCGTGACAAGTGTCGCTGGATCTTCAAAGGCAAAGAATGCGGCTACGTTGGTGCAGCGACGTTCTGCGATTATACGCTCCAAGGTCCGGACGGCTGCTCGGTGCATGGCAACACTTTGAGATACGGCGCCTTACCTGGCATTAGGCCGCGATAATGAGTAAGTCAGTAATGACTTGTTTCGATGACCTTATTGGTGTAGAATTTGAATACGGCGGACGAGGTCCGAAGACGATGGATTGCTGGGGGCTTGTTCAGGAATGTCACAGACGCTGGCACGGTATCGAACTGCCTGATTATCGATCTTCAAGCAAACCGGAAGAGAATGCCGCGTTGATGGCTTCAGCTGGACGGCATCTCTGGCAAGAGTTGCCCGAGATCATTCCAGGTTCCGTCATTCTCATTCGCGTCAAACGATTTGGAGCCCATGTGGGTTTCGTACACAGCAAAACCCGATTCATGCAATCGCTGGAAGGGTTTGGCGTCATAGAAAGCCGCATCACGCGGTTTGAGCGGCAGATAATTGGAGCCTACAGATATGTTGGACACGAACAAGCCTGAGTTTCTGAAGGCATCAGTCGTATACAACCCCTTTGACATTTCAGATCGCACTGATGTTGAACTGGAACTTCTGCCGGGTAAATCGCTGACAGCCTATGTGTCCGACTTGCCAGAAGAAGTTGAATGGGCCGTTACTCTGGACGGCGTTATTATCCCAGCAGAAGGTATCCCGTTCACTTTCCCAAAACCAAACAGCCGCCTTATCGTTGTACCTGTTCCGCAAGGCGGAGGGGGCGGTGGAGATGGCAAAGCCATCTTGGCAATTGTTGCTATGGTTGCTTTGTCGATCTTCGCACCAATTGCCGGTGCTGCGCTGTTTGGTTCAGGTCTCGCAGGCAGCCTCGCAACTGCGGCCATATCGATCGCCGGTGGCGTTCTGATCAATGCGCTTATTCCGCCACCTGAGAACAACCTGGACACAGGTTCGCAAAGCTACGGCATCGATGGTCCAAAGAACACGAACTCGGAAGGTATCCCGTACCCAATCCTGTTTGGTGAGCACGCGTTTGGCGGCAACATCTGTGATATCTTCACCGAGAATGCAACGGATGAAGATGGCAAAGACATTCAGTATCTGTTCATGCGCAGCATCGTCTCAGAGGGGCCAATCAAGTCGATCGGTCAGCTCTACCTGAATGATCAGAATATCGAGACTTTCGAAGATGTGGAGTTTGACTACCGTCTTGGCAACGACAATCAATCAACGTCGGACTGGTTTAGTGAAACCAACACTCCGATCAACCAAGGGAAAGTTCTGACGACATCCTGGCAGTCTTACACAACTTCTACCGAAGTGGATAAGATTCGGGTGGATATGGTTGCCGCTGCGGGCCTTGGCGCGGAAGACAACAAGGGGCGTAAAGTTACCGTCTCTGTTCCGATAGAAATCGAGTATTCCAAGACCACGCTTAACGAGTGGAAGCCAGTTCGCACAGAACGCACTTGGAACGAACGCACTGACCCTAACACAACGTCCAATGCGTTCAAGGTTCAGGCGTTTGTCACCAATACCTCTCTGCTCGACCCGGGCTCCAGTCCTGGCGACTTCTCCATTCAGCTGCAATATCGCATCAAAGACTCTTTGGACGCCTGGACAAGTCTCGCAACACGAACCGGAACCGTAGCGCAAGAGGGCCAGGCAAGTGTCGAATGGCGAACAAATGGTCTGACAGATAACGCTTGGGAGTTTCAGTTCGTCGAAGCGAGCGACGTTAACGTTTCAGCCGCGGTTATTTCAACTGTTTGGGTGAAGACAGAAGCGCCGCTGGTGATGGCGGACGATTCCAGCGAAATAGTACGTCGTACCTTCAAGACCGATCTTCTGGACGAAGCCGTCTACGATGTTCGTTTTCGTCGCGTCTATGAAGAAACCGGAAACGCAGGGTGGGCGGAAGAAGTTACGGTATCTGACATTGGTGAAATCCTTGTAGAGCCGCTCAGCATGCCATTTGTGTCCTGGATTGGCGTAAAAGCCAAACTGACTGGGCAGCTGAACGGAATCCCAACTCTCACGGGGTCGGCTGAAGGTCGGATCATGCCGATCTACGATCACAATGGCGCCGTGACTGACATTGCCTATTCGCAAAACCCTGCTGATATCGTTCTGGAGATTTATCTCAACGACCGTTATGGCGGTCATCTTGAACCAGAGCGCATTGATTTCGCCGCCTATTCGGAATGGCGCGACTTCTGTACTGCAAATAGCCTGACATTTAACGGCCTGTTCTACGAAGCGTCCAATATTGATGACGCCCTCAAGCATGTCTACATCGCCGGTCGGGCGCAGCGCATAAGCTCTGGCGCAAAGCTCAGCGTGGCGATCGATCGCCCTGATACGCCAACCATGATGTTTGACGATGGCAATATTGCCAAAGGGACATTTGAGATCGTTTATCTGCCATTTTCCGATCGAATCAACGATCTGGAAGTCGCCTTCAATGACAAGAATGACAAATACAAGCGCCGCGCCGTTCGAGTTACGAACAACGAAGCCCTGAATCGCGGCGAACCGCTAAAGACCTCGACCATCGAACTGAAAGGTGTCGTTGATCAGGAGCGTGCTCTTCGTGAGGGCATTCTGCGAATGAACTACAACCAGCTGGTGAAACGTACCGCCACCTGGGAAAGCCCGATTGAAGCCATTTCCTGCAGCGTTGGCGACGTTGTTGTAGTGCAGCACGAGATGCCTGGTTGGGGCAATGGTGGCCGCGTTCTGTCTGGAACGACAACGTCTATTACACTCGACAAGGAAATTACGTTCGTTGCAGGCCGCAACTACCGCTTTCTGCTGCATCAGTCGATTCGAAACAGTCCGATCAACGTGACCGTCACCGGCCAGACTGGCAATCTGATCACGCTCTCTAAGACCATTTCGGCAACAACCAAAGCCGATCGATTCACATCCGTCGCAGCTGGCGTTGATTTCGCCATTACGCGCGTCATCGACAGCACGACCATCATTCTTGAAGACAGTGCCGTGGGCGTTGACCTAACAAGTGTCACCGATGCAAGCATTGCCGAAACCGATTACCTAGATGACGTTCTCGTAGTCAACGCTGCGGACCTTGTGCCTGAAAACTTTGTCACCACAAATGTCATCGAAATCGACGGCGCGCTGAAGAGTGCACCTGAAAGCTATGCCAACTATATCTTTGGCGAAGTCGATTACACAAAGAAACCATTCCGCATCAAGTCGCTAAAGCGTTCTTCTGAGGGTCGCGTCAGTGTTACCGCGATTGAGTATATCGAGGATCTCTACGCAGACACGCCGCAGGCGCAGACGCACAATTATACCTCGCTGATCAATTCAGGTCATGTCATCAATTTGACACTTGAGGAGAAAACCGTCGAACGCGACAGCGGTTTCGCCAGTCGTGCCGTTGCAACCTGGGGTCAGCCGCTTTCAACCATATACACCGGTGCCGAACTTCAGGTGTCGATCAATGGCGAAGTCTTCGAAACCTACAAGCGCACCACCGGAACCAAGCTATCTTTCCCGGTCGAGTCCGCTGATGTTGTCATCGTGCGGGTCGTTGCATTAGACATCACTGGAAACGACACTATAAGCGCTGCAGGGGCTCCCACAGCGTCGTTAACTGTTTCTGGGGTAACGAGTGCCCCAGCGACACCAACGAACTGGACGGGCGTCTCTGGGTTTGATACGATCACTTTGCTTGGCGATGCAAACTCAGAGACAGACTTCAAGCACTTCAAGATTTACGGAGCCACTGCAGGGTCGCCGACTCTTCAGTTTCTCGCCTTCAGTGCGACCAATCATTACGTTCGTCGCCCACCAGCTGATGACACGTTCACGCGCTATAAAGTTTCTGCGGTAAACAACACAGGCGACGAGAGCGCAACGACGGACTGGATCACGGTCAGCCCGATGCCAACGGCCGTTGATGTCGATCTAACGGCCCCAACCGGGTTGACTCTTACCTCTACAGTCACGGACACCGGTCTTGGCGCCACTCTGATCGCAGACTGGAACGCGGTTTCAGGTATTGGCACCTATGAGTTGAAACTTACACCCTCTGGTGGCACGGACATCTCTTACCTGACAACCGCGCTACACCACGAATGGTCGGTGCCTCCCTCGAAAGCCTTCAACGTCGCGATTCGTTCGATCAACGCCTATGGCGAGAAGTCAGCCTGGTCAGCTTCGGAGTATCATCTCGTCACCGCCGACACCGTAGCACCGGCCGTTCCCACAGGCGTGAGTGCAAGCGGGGGAATTGGAGCTATCTGGCTTGAGTGGGATGCAAATACTGAAGCGGATCTCTCTCACTATGAAGTCAGCTGGAAAGTTGCAGGCGGAACCCAGGTCACAGACCCGACCCCGGCCCCGACCAAGACTTCTGCAACTGCGTTCACCCGGGCGGGGCTCCCTGAAGCGACCACCGAGTACTACTACGTCCGAGCGGTCGATACTTCGAACAACAAAAGCGCCTGGACTCTTGCTGTCTCCGTCACCACCACAGCGGTCACTGTTCCCGCTGTAGGGACACCCGGAGGCCTGGCTCTCACCACCACTCTCCTGGCCGGAGACATCTCAGTTATCGATATTGATTTCAATGCCGTTTCCGGGGCTGTGCTTTATGAAATTGGTATTACCCGAGATGGTGGAAACGAGAATTATCTAACCGTAGGGACGGCGGGGCATCAGGTAGAGGCGATCGCTGGATCAAGTTACAGCATCCGCGTTCTCGCGATGAACTCAGTTGGGCAGAAGTCCAACTGGAGCTCGCCGGAAGTTATTGTTGCGGCTGCGGATTCCACTCCGCCAGCGGTCCCCACCGGTTTGGGTCTCACTGGGGGGTTCAACACGATCTGGGTGGACTTCGACGAGGTCGCGGATACCGATCTAGCCTACTATGAAGTAGTCCATTCCGCGACCGATACACTTCAACCAACGAACCCGACGGACCCCGTCGTGCGGGGTCTTTCCACCAAGGTCGTAATCTCTGGCTTGGCTAATGACGTCACTCGGTGGATATCTGTTCGCGCCGTGGACACCAGTGGGAACAAGAGCGCCTGGAGTCTGCGTCTTAGTGCTACGACCCCCGATGGGGTGCCGATCACCACAGCCGATCTTGTTAATGCTGTTGACAGCACGAGTTTTGCAACTGGTCTCACAGGAGTTGAGGTCGTCGCCACCCTTCCGGTAACAGGCAACTTCGAAGGTCGTACAGCCACCCTTACAACCGATGGTAAGTTGTACCGATATCACAGCGGCGTCTGGACTGCGGCCGTTCCTGCTGACGATCTCACCGGTCAGATTGTGGATGCAAAAATAGCCGGTCTATCGGCTTCCAAACTTGACGGACAAATCACCGGGACTCAGATCACGGACGATGCCGTATCTGCGGACAAGATCGCAGCGAATGCCATCACTGCGGGCAAACTGGCAATCGGCGATTTCGAGAACCTGAACCGAGACAGCGACTTTCTGGACCCAAGTGCCTGGGCAGGGGGTGCACCAACTTATCAGTCCTCTGGCGATCCGGTAGGCTGGGGTTCGGAAAAGCTGATCCGTCTGACGGAACTTGGCACGGAATACGAGGTCGTAAATAGTGCCTATTACTTTGATGTAAATCCTGAAGGCGAGAAGTTTTGGTTCTCCTGGCTAGGTCGTCTAATCTCAGGCACTGGAATCATCTATGCGGATGTTCAATATTCGACTCTTGATGACTTCAGCGGAACAGTTGGAGTTGATCACAGCTTCGATAACGTAGGGACTGTCACAACCACCAGTCGCACAAAAATGACTGGTGAAATCGTCGTTCCGGCTGGCTATCGGTTTGCCCGCATCCGCTTGATCAAGGGTAACGATGGCGTTACAGACTGTTTCTTTGGCGGGGTTCAACTTCGTAGAAAAGCCCGCGGCGAACTGATCGTAGACGGTTCGATCACCTCGGATAAAATCCTGACCAACTCTATTCAAGCCGGTCACATTCAAACCGACGCAATTACCACAGACAAAATAGACGCCGATGCGATCACCTCGGCCAAGATAGAGGCCGGGGCCGTTAAGGCGGCACAGATTGATGCCGGTGCGATCACCGCATCCAAACTGTCAGTCGGTGATTTCACCAACCTGAACACTGACCGTGACTTTGCGGATGAAGTCGCCTGGGGCGACCCTGGGTCTGGATACTTTTACGACACCGCTATCGCAGATTGGGGCGGCTCTCGCGTCATGCGAATAATCGGCCTCGCTGGAGAGTACGAATTTGTTTACGGCCCAACTTTCGCTGTGTCTGAGGGGGAAGAATTCTGGGGCAGAATGCGGGGCCAGGTTTACACCGGAACCACAGGCTCTGTGAAGATGAATCTGGAGTTCGCAGAGTTCGCGGATTTCGTAGTAAGCACGCACGTCTGGTTCAGTAACGACAGTATAACTATAGACACATCTCGCATCACAAGTGCCGCGGGGAGTTTGACCGCGCCTGCAGACAGCAAGTTCTGTCGTATCCGCGTCTACAAGGGCAACGACGGGGATGCTACTGAAGTCCGTGTCGCCGGTATCGAAGTTCGCCGCAAGAACGGCGGTGAGTTGATCGTTGATGGAGCCATTAAAGCAGACCATGTAGACACTGGCACTATTGAGGCTGTTTTTGCCACCATCGGTACTGCAATCATCACTGACGCTCATGTCGTCGAGCTGGATGCTCAGAAGCTGATTGCTGGCACGACCCTGACCGACTCAATCCTGGTCGATGGTACAGCGATGTCTTCTATCAAGGCCGATGCTGAACTGGGGGCACAAGAACCGGCCACCAGGGTGAATAATGGTAGAGTTGAGATCGAGCCCGGGTTGATCA